GTCAGATGCAGATGGTACCTAGTGCTTATACTATGGAATTGGACAAACCAGTCCAGATAAATACATTAGCGGTGGCAATGATATTTGAACCAAACGAATCAGTGCAGTCCGCATATACAAAAGCAACTACAGGTATTGACGTACCTGAAAAGAAAATCATACACGGATAATTAAATGCCAGCAGTCGTAAGAAAAGGTGATGTAAACTCAGCAGGTGGTGTAGCAACTCAAGGTGCGGCTACAGTGCTAGTAAACGGAAGAGGTGTAGTACCTCCAGGATCACCGGTGACTCCTCACCCATGTTGTGGTTCACCAGGATGTGCTATACACTGTGCGGCTGTCACTACTGGCGGATCAGCAACAGTGTTTGCTGAAGGTAAGCCAATCATACTAGTGGGCGATTCAGATTCGTGTGGACATCCAAGAGCTCAAGGCTCACCTAACGTATTCATAGGTTCATAATATGGCAGGATTCTTAACACCAATGCAGATGAATGCAGGTGCTGGCTTATTACAAGATTATGGCATCACCGGCGGACAGTTAAACACAGCAATTACAAACTACAAAGCAGTAGGCGGAATCAGTGATATCACAAGCTGTCAAGATCAAGCATCAAGTAAACTGTCTGACGGAACTACTATTAGTAATTTATACTCTTTAGGTGACGGTGTATTTCCGGGACTAGCAAATTCATTACCATCAGCAGACCAATCAACATTTACTGTTTTAGATTCTGACGGTGATGAACTAACAGGATTGTCTCAAGGTGCATTAACATCAAGAATAGCACACCAATCATCAAGAACTATTGGATCAGATCTAGGTGTGTTTGCACAACACTTATCCGCGGCATCAGCATTTACAACAGCATCAAATGAATTTATTACCAGTGCGTTAAACGCTGACACTACATTTGAAATGAATACAGATGTCAACAACTTAATGACAGGTGCGTTAACAGATACTAGCCTAGCACTACCAACAATGGCCGGTGACTTATTAAACACAGGTAACTTAATTGATTATAATGATTTAAGAAACTTAGGTAATCCGATGAGCTTTGTTAGAACTTATTATAGACAAGGCGGTGGATTACCGGTATTAGAAAAATATATACGTGCAGAAGGAATTAACACAGCAGGACTTACTAATGCTATAAGTTTAAATGACCCAAGTAGTTTAATTAACACACAAGTAGATGAATTAGGCACTTCGGGATTAACAAGTTACCCAGATGGTGTAACTCCAGAAACAACTAATAATGTAAAAGCAACCAAACAAGGACTAGGACAAGCAATATGGACTGCTCTAGGTAAAATTAAAGGTGAAGATCTAGCAACCATGCAGGCAGTGTTAGATTCAAATATTACTGGATTAGAAACAGCACAAGACTTTATGGATCCTAAAAAGATATTTCCTAATACCTACGAAAGTTTTAAAACATTTGACCGTAACGGTAATAGAGCATTTATCTATGTTGATCAAACAGCAAACACAGTAATTAATGGAATGGGCGAAGATTTATATATTTGTGTTCCAGAATATATAGCAGACTCAAACAAAGCACTATCACAGAGTCTACAACAGATCAAAGATGTGTTTAACATTACTAGTCAACAATTAAGTCAGGTAGCTGAAAATTTAGAAACTACTAAAGGCCTAACAACAATCGAAGCATTAGATAAACCTGTACCAGATTCAACTATTAGTTTCTTTAAAAACATTTATGGAGTAGGTTCAGGATCAAATGGTGAGTTTTTAGTTACAGATATTATCGGCACATGTGCAGGTTATACACATCGAGAAGAACTAGAACAATTAACAACTACTGTAGGTAATTTAGAAGATCTAGGTGAACTAGATTATGTCAAAGAACTTTACTATGCTATGACACAGATATTTGCTGACGCTGATGGATACTATTATACTGTAGCAGGTCCTGTTGATCCAGAAACAGGAATGCCAACAACAATACCAATGTGGGAATTCCCCCCAACAATGAGTGCACCACTAGGCGGAACAGATGGCTATAGTAGTCGTGATGCCGCAACAGATGCACTGATAACAGAACTTGACAGCGAGTATTCAAGACTAGCAACAGCATACCCTACACAAGCAGAATCAACAACAGATAACATTTCTAACATGTCAGCACAGGTTGCTCGTGAATTAACTAATATGCCTAAAGCAGGTATTGTACCGGAAGATACACAACTAGGTGTTAAAAATTCAGTCTTAAGTCTAGTAACAAATCTACATGACTATGGTCGTGATGACAGCCTTGGTGGAACAGGATGGATATTAGAAAATGTAGCATCCACAGATTTTTATGGGGAGAGTTTAGTTGCGGCCTTGAGGGAAGGACGTAATATCAGACGCTTAAACGATGCTAGTATTGGTAACGCACTAGCAATTCAAGCAGACACTAGAACAAGCAAAAAAGCAACTCTAGCAGACGCAACATACACAGTTGATGAAGCTAAAAACAATCTATGATAACAGCAATAGTTTCAGTGTTTGTAATCGTTCAAATACAAGCATTAATGTACACAGTATATGTTCATCGATATAAAAGTCATAATTCAATCTCACTTCATCCTATTTTTGAAAAATTTTGTTTATTATTAATTTGGTTAACCACAGTTCAGATATCTAATCCCTGGTGGATTAAAAAAAGTGTTGCTAGACACCGCAAACATCATGCTCATGCTGATACTGTTTATGATCCTCATAGCCCACAGTTTTTTAAATTATCTGAATTATTAAGTTGGAAGAAGTCTACTACTAAAAATGGATGTTATTATATTTCTGATGATGATATTCAAAAATATGCCAAGGATGTTCCACTAGAAACGTCATGGTTTTTAAAGTTTCCGCCATATTTTGGAATTTTATTGTCAAGTATATTTTTATTTTTTTATATTGGATTCTGGTCACTTATACCAATTTGGTTCTTGTTTAATGTTGATAAAATAAATGGAATATTAAATGTTTATCTAGTACATAAATTTGGGTATAAACATAAAGAATCAAAGCACAAGGCAAAAAACTGTTGGCCTATTGCTATTCTGGCAGGTGGTGAAGAACTACATGCTAATCATCATGAGCATCCAAATAAGGCAAACTATAGTCTAAGGTGGTATGAATTTGATCTAGGCTATAATATTATTAAATTGTTAAGTTTTACTGGATTAGTTAAAATTCTTGACAAATAATTAAACTGGCAGTATAATAACTGAAAACTAGTGTTGTAAATAATACAACGAAATAGGAGAACTATGATTATGACAATGATCAAAAAGGTACTATTAGGCAGTATTTTAATACTATCTATGTTTGGAGCAGTAAACCATGTATCAGTAGGGGCAGATGGTAAACTAATACAAGCACAAAAAGAGCTAGAAGAACAGCGTGTTATAGCACAACTACAGCGTGAAGAACGTTGGATGAAACAGTTAGATTGTCTAGCACGTAATGTATACTACGAAGCACGTGGCGAAAGTTACGAAGGGCAACTAGCAGTAGCACTGGTAACATTAAACAGAGTTGAAAATGGATTATTTCCTAACTCAATCTGCGGAGTTGTCAACGAACGCAAAATTAAACACGGATTTCAAGTTTGTCAATTTTCGTGGCGCTGTGAAAGTCATGCCAATCCTAAAAAACGTGTACATCAAAAACACGAAAGTTACAAGGCCGCAATGGAGGCTATCTTTGAATACGAATCTTTAACTTCAGGATTAATCACAAAAGACGTATTGTATTTTCATGCCAAATACGTAAAGCCAAGTTGGCGCAAACACAAGCAACTGTTAGCAAAGATTGACAATCACATCTTTTATACTAATAAACCAGGCGACACTAGAAGATAGTGTGGCTTTTACGCAACATTACAAAGGGCATTTATTGCCCTTTTTTTGTCTTTAATGGTTGACCAAAAAATCGTTTTTTCATATAATATATTATACAATGTATATTGGACTTAAAATGAATTGTGTAGATGTTATAAAAAGTCTCGAAGCAGACAACAGTAGACTAGCGAAAGAAGCAATCATACGAGCAGAAGCAGACTGTGCTAATAAAGAATTCTTTTCCGGCGTCCAACTAGCCCTCGATCCACTAATTACATTTGGTGTTAAGAAGGTAGCAGAGCAAAAAGGTCCTGGTGGACCTGGGCTAGAGTGGACCATATTTACTCGGGCATTAGATGGC